GGGAATAAATTATCTCAAATGATAAGTAACCATCTACTAAGAACTTTCTAAAAAAGTACCAAGCTGATTGTTCACCATTAAATCCAAAGTAGTGATAGATTTGTCTAAAGTATTTGTTAAGGTCTTTTTGTACATCATCTGATACATCAAGTCCTGCTATATCTGGTTGAGCAAAGAAGTTTTTATCATCATATACTATTGCTTCATCACAAAGTATATCTAGTATATCTTCAATTTCATCATTCTGTGCAAACCTTCTAAGTTCGTCTCTTTTTCCTGGGTAATCAGTATCAAAGAACGGTACGTTCTTTTTCATGTTTATATCTCCCATGGATAGTGCAGCAAATGCACCATAAATATCATCGTTGTCTAATCCGAACGGGTTCATCTCTTTGTAACCGAACTGATCTTCCATTGGACCAATTGCTTGAGATTGTCTAAGCACCATGTCATCATAGCGCATACCAAAAGAACTTAGCGTTTTCAAAGCGTTTGAAAGGCTAAATGGTCTTGTGTTTGAACTAAGCGGTCCGTTTCGTTTGTCAGTAAATCCTGCCATAATATAGTATTATTTCTGTTTTATATATCTCATTTATTTAGATGGTTTCTGAAGGCTGCCCTTATCTGTCCAACTGATGAGCCATTGAGCTCTAAAAAGTCACACAGAGCTATTCTTGCCCAGTTTTCGTATGACACTACAACTTGCTGAGATTTACGAGTTGTGGCATACTGTCTAATTGCAAAATCAAAGCCATATCTCTTTAGGAATGTTTTAGCTCCTTGGTATGATAATGATAATGGTCCTTGTGCTCTAGCGTTCTCCATTTTTGAACCTCTATTCTGTCCTTGTATATAGCCTTTATATTGCTCATAGATGAAATCTAAGAGGTCTTGCTTTACAGGGACTGGTAACATATTAAGATTAATACCCATGTCATTACCTGTATCTGAGCGGTTCAGCGCCAATACTACTGGATTGCTATCCCACCATTCTGCGGCAATTGGGTTTTCATATCTGAACACATATATCTTACCTTGTTGGAATGGACCTGCTGATCTAGCTACTGATTTTTCTCTAACAGCTTTTCTAGAAGTGTCAAACCAATCTTCTGCTGCAGCGATTGCTTTTGCCATTCCGCCAGCTTCTTTAGATAATTCTCCTATTTGTTTTTTAACTTGTCCCATTATTTAAGTGTCTTTTCAGTTAAGACTATGAATCGCCAACCTCGGTTTTCACACCAAGCATTTGCATAAGCATATTTATCACGATTTTTAATATAGGCTTCGGCTAAGAATTTATAGGAATTAAGTGCCTTCTTAGATTTAGTCTTAGGCGGGAGTGGTTTTTTAATCTGTGCCTCTGGTTTAATTTCAACCAGCCATTCCACCGGACCTTCGTCATTTTCACCTGCAGTTTTCATATAGAAGTCTGGATAGTACTTATGTTCTTTACCATCTTTTGACCATTTATACTTAATAGTTACAGGTTCACTTGACCATTTTAATACGCTTTCTTTATTATCACACATAATACAGAACTTTCTTTCCCATGAGGAACGATAAATGATCGGTGTTGGACCGATATACTTATCTGGATTTAATGGGTTGTAATACCCTTGTACAAATCCTGAGTTACCACTAGGTTTTAAGTTCTTTATTGACATTAAATATTAAACATTCCAGATTCGCCATCACCACCTTTAGTGTTGATACGATCCATTGACATTGTATTTTTATATTTAGTAGGGTGAATTTTATTCCAGCCTTTAGCGTAACCTCTTTTTGCAATCTCCGTAAAGTATGCAAATGCGTTAGTATATTTAGGGTTGAAGTTTCTCCAGTACTTAAGAAGGTCTAATATTGCAAATTGCATACAGTCGTTCTTATCGTCTATATTTAGATAAACTAGTTTTCTAATTGCTCTTTCTGCGATTAGTATCAACATCTTCTCAGCGTCCTTTGTTAGCTTATCATCTTCTAAAGACTGTACAATCTGATTGTATAGGTCTTTGTTATTTAAGTAATTCTTTTTTCTTGGCACAGTGTGTGTTTAATTAGATTACTAGTTATACTAAAAAAAGCCCATTTGTTTCGAATGAGCTTTTTCTTAATAGATCGTGATGTGTATTGAGTAGTATCTTCTTAAGAAGGAACTTCAATTTTGTACTTTTCTATTCTGTATGGTTTGCTATCAACAAATACAGTTAGAATATCGTTCTTACCAGCTTGTGTATATTCTACAGCATCCACTTTAATTGAAGAGGCTTCTTCAAGTCCCTCAACATCTGTTTTTAATGTAGCATCAATGTAACCATCTTCGATAGTTAATACATCTTCTTCTAAGGCTTCTATTACTTGATTTACTTTAGTAATTTCAGATCCTATTAATTTATCAGCAGCTTTAATATCTGGAAGGTTTCTATCAGCTTCTGCTAATCTACCTTTTTGGTCATATAAGAATGATAACATTTCTTTGTAAAGAGCTTTAGTTTCTAATTTCTTAGATTCTAATATTGCATTAGATTCTAAAAGATCTTGAAATTGCTCAGTAATATCTACGCCAGTTTCTTTCTTTGTATATTCAATTGCTGATCCTGTTAGCATTTTTTCAAAGCTAGCTAATTTAGTAGATTCGTTTGCTCTGAATACAAATGCATTTTTTTCAGCTCTCATTGTTACAACAGTAACATCACCTTTCTTAGATTCTGTAATAAAATCTAATACTTTATATGAGTTATAGTTTTCACATGCTAATTGAAATGCTTCGATTAATTTTTTATCTGCATATTTAATATATGCTGATGCAAAGAATACTTCAGATAGTTTATCTTCAGAACCAATTGGCATTTCGATATTACCTGCTTTATATAAGTTCTTATTTGCATCGTATGAGAATCTTACTGTTAAGCTACTAGCTTTCGCTTCGTTTATTGCAGCTTTAGTAGTTTTAATTTCCTTATTAGCTTCTGTTAAGGCTCCGGATTTTTCACCTGTACCGTAAGAAGTTCTAAGTTCTTTTGCAGTTTTTTCTAAGAATGATAACTTTTCAGTTAAAGCTAAATAGCTATCAAAGTTTTCTACTGAACCTTCTTGTATTTTAGTTACTGGTGATTTAGCATTGTAATCATAGTAAAAAGAGATACCAGATTCGTTAATATCGAATATTTTCCCTGCTGCTACTAAAGTTCTAAATGTCTCATTAGTTTCAGCTACAGTTTCGATATGACTTCCTGTGATTTTGAAATCTCCACCTGCGGCATGGAAAATATATCCTTGCCCTTCTTCTAAGATAGGTGACTTAATTCCTTTGTTAAATGTATTTGTCATTTTGAAATTTTTATGTTTTCTTATTGTATATATCTATCAAATTATTGATCTAGTTTATCTCCGAACGGTGTCTGCTTTGCTTTTACCTCGTAATTGTCTCCAAGTAGCGCACTATCTGGAGTTCCCATACCAGGTACGGTTAGATTACTATTACCAATACCGAACATTCTATTAGATTGTTTTCTACGTCTAGTAAGTCGTTTAATTTGAGATTCTGTTGTTAATTGAGTACCTAATGTTGCTGAAATAACTGAGTCAGTTACATCTACCCCACCTTCTGTTTTAATCCATTGTTCTCCATTAGCTTCCCATTTAGCTGGCTCATAAGTATCGTAATATACTTGTGGATGTACTGTAGGATCTAAGAATCCATTAGGATCTACATAGTCTCCAACAATAGCATTAGCATAAGCAGTTCTAGTGAATTTTCTATAAACATCTTCTTCAAAGTCGAATGATGGTATAAATGCATTAATCTCTAATGAGAAACTAACTTTATGGTTTTGTTTATCATCAAATGAATATTCAACAGGTCTATCTTGTGTATAATCATCTGGCATCATATACTCAGATGTAATTCTGTAAGTTCCCTCTTCTAAATGTCCAGCATCTACATGGTAAAAATTAGCCTTGTACATTTTCTTTACAATAGATTCGGTAACTTTAAATAGGTCTAATTGACTTGATACTAATATTTCAACATCAACTCCTATTATACATGGGATCATTTCGAATTCAGCGACATAACCTTCCATTAAGCCATCTTCGTTCATCATCATATAATGACCCATGTTTCTTTTATTAACTAGCTTTGATGGATCTACTGCGAATGAAGTTAGGTTTACAATACCTCTTGGTACTTTATCGTAATTACCATCTGCAAAATCTCCATTAGGATCACATGATTCTCCATTGACGCTAGAGAATAAGAAGCTATCTTTCATAAAGTTTTCATCTCCAGATACTGCATAAAAGAAAGGTACATCTATTTCTGCCCTTTCATCATTACTAATCTGTCTATAAAAGCTTAATTTATCATTAAGGTCTGCTAATAGACCAACAATGACATGTCTGATAACTGAATCGTCTTTATTAAATTTTAAATTGTATGTAGCCATATATTATATATCATCTTTTCTGATCAAACAAAAATGGCCAATATTTCTATTGGCCATCCTTAGTTAATTAAATTGAATTAGAGTAGATTATTCTCCTCCGCCTTCTTCACCGCCACCTTCTATTGGCTTTTCTCCTCCACCGTCAGGTATTGTTGCTTGAGTTGCTGGAGTTGCTCGGGTTGTAGCAGATGTTGCAAAGGTTGGATCACCTCCACCTTCTCCAGGTTCATCTCTTGGGCCTTCTCCATCTACAACAGTGGTTGCTGCTGTTGCTTCTGTTGCTTGGGTTGTAGCAGATGTTGCAGGAGTTGGGCTTTCACCTTCTGCGACATAGTTTGTCCATGCGGATTCTGCTACATTATTAAAATAGTTAGCTGCTTGAGTAGTACTAGTAAAATTTTCACTAGGAACTAAATCTTGAGATACTCCTAAAAAATCTGCATCAGAACATCCTATGAAAGATATTTTTCTACCTGCACCATTGTATTGATAATTTACTACTGCGTCTCCTGGCTCATATCCTGCAGTATCAATAGTACCTTCGGTAGTAAGATCACCTGAAGAATCATCGTTTATTGCAGGTTTAGTATAAGCAATAATATTGTCAAACCGATTTTCGTCTGGTCCCATATTCCATTGAACTCCTTCTGTAGAAGGTGTTCCTCCGTTAAATCCCGGTGCTGTGGATGAATTTTGTACTAACAATATACCATGGTCGGTATAGCCTGTTAGGTTTAATGCTGAAGCGTCGTTTTTAACTCCAAATTGTCTTACTGATATTGGCATAATATTCTTTGTATATTTTTAATTCTTTTATTATATATCCTTGTTAATCTATGTTTTCGATAGTAAACTTAGAAAAGCCATTCTCTCTATATATTTGTATCTTCTTATCAAATATCTCATGTGGTAATACCGAGTGATTAATTACAAATGTATTTATTTCATGTTCTTTAATTACTTGATTTAAAATCTTTAATATATTGTAAACACCATCATGATCTACTGAAGATAATAACTCATCCAAGAACAAAAGGTTTAATTGTGGGAATCTTAACTTTAAGATCTTAATGATTGCGATAATAACAATAAAGTCTGCTTTCTTACGCTCACCAGTTGAAAGTGTCATTGGATTAATATCTTCACCTAGGTGATTAATAATACAATTAAACTTCTCATCAAATCTAATATGGAATTGCAAGTGCATCGTTTGAGTCATTGCAGCTATATTAGTATTAAGTCCTGGTAGGATAGTTTTAACTGCAAGATTCTTTACTCCATCTTCACCTAAGATATTTTCTACAATTTCCATAAAATTATAGTCTGCATTTAAGGTATCTTTACTTGTAGATTTAGCAGCCTCTTTTTCTTCAAATTCTGTAATAAGATTTCTTAAGTGGTCAAAGTCTGAACCTTCTGGAGTATCTTTTAATTTAACGAGTTCTCCTTTAAGTCCTCGCATTGTTACTTTGTTATCTGAGATCTGACCCTCTAGTTCTAGCTTAGTCTCTCTTGCTGTAATTACCTTTTCTTGTAATTCATCCATCTCAGCCTTAATTGATTTAATCTGATCTGTACTCGATTCTATCTTATCTGCAAATTCTACTTTCTGAGTTTTGTGCCAATCTGAAGTTAACTTAGTTTCACATGTCGGGCAATGGCCGCTCTCATATAACTTTAACTTCTTATTTAGATAATCAATCTCTCTTTTAATATCTCCAGCTTCTGTACGCTTCTCGTTATATTGAGTATTAAAGGTATTCATTGCGCCTTCCTCGCTCTTACGATTAGATTCAATATCTAATACTACTTCGTGTAGAGCTACTAATTCATCTTTTAATTCTTGAATCTTAGATTTATTTACAGTCTTAGATTCTTCTAATAGTGTATTTAGTTTACCCCTAACAGATCCAATTGAATTCATTATCTCATTTAACTCAGCATCAAAAGCGTCAATATCAAATTTAATATCTCTACGTTCATCTTTGATTTGCCTTTGCATATCATTAAGAATAGAGAAGCCAAACATTCTATCAATAATTTGTTTCTTATCCGAATTAGACATGGTTAAGAAAGATTTAAAATCATTTACTGATAAGATAATTATATTTTTAAATACATGGTATGGAATACCGAATACCTCTTCTTCTAAATAATCTTGTACAGACTTTTTACCTGCTTTATCAAATTCAACTCCATTAATTAATACAGAAAACTTATTAGGCATTAAGCCTCTTTCAATTTCAATCTTCATAGTACCACACATAAGACCAATCTTAACATGTAGTTCTTTATTAATTCTATTTGGTAGATCTGATAATTTTACACCTTCAACTTTACCATACAAAGCATAGATAATAGCATTAGCAATAGTAGTTTTACCATCACCGTTTTTACCTAGAGTTAAAAATAACTCAGAGGTGTCTTCTTTAAATTCTATTCTCTGTTTTTGATTTCCGTAGGAAGCAAAATTCTTAAATTCAATATAGTCTATTCTCATTTATTGATCTGTGTCGTAATTGTATGCTTGTTGAGTATACAATTGTTTTAACTTGCTCTTTAGTCTTATCGTTAAATCATCATCTTGTTTCATACTATCTACATACATATTACATAAATTAAGAATATTGTAATTTTTATACATCTCCTCAATTTCATTAATGTCATAAAAGTCTTTATCGATATATGAATCTTCTTCGTAAATATTTGGTTCTAACTTTCTAGAAATATTTTGAATTTCATTAACCAACTGGCTCAATGCATTGGTTGTAGCGATCTGCGATGGAACGAATAGATCTACAAAGTTATTTTCTATTTGCTTCTTAAATTGACCAAGAGGCATATCATATAGCGCTTTAATATTATACCTTAAGAATTTAGGAGAGTCATTATTCTCAAAGAATGTCTCTTCCATTGTTTCTAGATCTACAATATCGAAACCTTTTGGATTATCTCTATCTGATCTAGTCAATTGATACGGAACTCCTACCATTAATAATTTACCACGTTCTTGTCTAAAGTGAATATGTCCTGAATAAACCCTCATGTATCTGTCATAGATATTAGAATCTGTTCCATGTTCATTTTTAACTTTAGCATTAAGGTAAATACCTCTAACTTCTGAGTGGCAATATACAATATCTGCTTGTGGATATTCTGCTAAGGTTTCAGTTTCATGAGCAGCATCTCTTCTCCATGGCATTAGTAAAATGTTTTTACCAGACCAGTTTAATAACTCAGGCTCTTTGTAAACCTGTACATTAGGAATCCATTTTAAACTATCAATCGAAGATATGTCATTTGATTTCTTAGCCCAAATATCGTGGTTACCACATATTACATAACATGGTAGAATCTGTCCTAATCTTTCAAATAAATTTACTGCGTAACTTAGGACTTTAATATTAATAGATTGTCTATTATCAAAAGTATCTCCTACTTGTACTAAGACATCACCGGGTTTAACATCCCTCTTTAAGATAGGGATAAATGTATTTTCGAAAAAGTCTTTTTGAATATCCAGCCACTCGACTGAATTTGCTCTTACACCAAAGTGCAAGTCTCCAAGGATCCAAACTCTTTTGGCGCCTTGTTTAATTACCTTGGGTTCAATCATTTAAAATAATCTTTTAATGTTCTTCTTTTCTAAAATACCTGTTTTGTTATCTAGCTCTTGAATAAGATCTTCCTTATATACATTAGAAAGTGAGCTATAAAATTTTGCTGGTTTAATGTCGAAATATACACATAGTTCACTAAATAAATCTATGTTTGACCATTTAGGCCCTATCTCATCAATAATAAATCCATACACATCGTTAATGTCATTCTTTTTAAGTTTATTACATCTACCTAAATCATCAATCTCATTAAATACTTTAAACCTAGAAATAGTAATTAATTCATGGATCTTCCTAGCGATCATCTCAAAGTGTATTTTGTCTTCTTCTGGTTGTGTGTCTTTAATGCTAGGATCTAATTCAAAACTTATACTACCAAGTTCAAATTCTGGTGTGTCAAAACTATTATTAAAAATTTTATCATTTTTTGCCATATTGTTTTGTTTATTTTTTAAATACCGTGTATACTAGAGTTTGTAATGTCTTCAGTTTCGACCAATCTCATGTGATTAAAATCAATATTTAGTTTACATTTATTGCCTTTACCTTCACCATCCCTAATCTTAAGTACCTTTAACCAATACTCTTGGTTAGCACGCATTAAGTCATCTTGGATAATACCTAGCATTACGTCGGCTGTGTGTGAAAGACCTGCAGATTCTGCAACGTCACCCATTGAAATATCTGAAGAGTTATAGCCGTTTCTGTTTATTTGTGTTGCAGTTACGATCAACCAGTCATTACGCATTCCCATAGCACGAAGGTCCTCTGCAATTTGCTTGATCTTCATGTATGTATTCTCCGTATTTTGGTTACGATAATTGGCTAAGATATTAATATAGTCAATTACTACTGCTCCAACTTTAATCTGTAATTCTTCTTCTATTTGATTTACATAAGCTTCAATATCTAGTACTGTAGCCTGTGATGTTGGAAATTGTTTTACGTATAAAGATCCTGGAGGTGTAAATCCATCTCCAACTGTTTCTAGTCTACGTTTTATATGATCTCTATTCTTCGCTTTCTCAGCATATTCATTAATATTAATATTAAGAAGATTAGAACCGATTCTTTTTACGAATTTATGGGCTGCCATCTCCGCAGTAATTACTACAGTGTTAGTTCCCATCTTCACGAAGTTCGCTGCATCGTTTGCTAAGTAAATAGACTTACCGATGTTTTGTTCTCCTGCATAAACTACTAGGTTACCGCCTTTATCATATCCACCTCCTAGCATTCTATCTAAGAAGTTATATCCAGTACTTATCTTTTCGTTTTCTTTCTGGTCATGTGAATCAAAATCAAAGAAGTCAAGACCTAGATCAGAATTAAATGTTAGGTTATTCCTATCATTAATTAAGCCTTTAACTTTTGTAACAATAGATTCTACATTTTCAGGAGTAACTTCTGTAGTTTTAATAAACTCAATAGTATCTGTTAAAGATGTATTAAAAGTTCTCCATTTAATCCAAGCCTCTGCTGTTCCTGTTAACCATTCTTCATCATACTTATCTAGATCTACATCGAAGATCATATCTAAGATGTTGTCACTAACTCGCTCTTTTGATTTAGGATGATTCTGGACTAAAAGCTTTAAGTTTTCTTTTGTTGGAGTCTCATTAAATTTACTATAGAATTTATTAGCTAAATAACTTAATGCATCAATTTCTTCTGATGTATAAAAGTTATACTTAATAGCTTGTAAATACTTAACTTTCTCTAATGAGAGTCTAAAGAATATTTTTTCAAAGTCTTGTCCGAACTGCATATTGTTTTTATTGTTCTATGGTTAATATACCTTTTTGTTTAGAATAAGGCTCTTTTTCCCATAGATTAATTGCTAAAGCTTGGCGAGTACCTTTAGTAACTGTTTTAACAGTGTGTACATGCTGCCCAGCCTGAAAGATGATAAATCTATTAGCTTTTGCTTTAATTACCTCTGGTGGCTTGTTAGCACCGTCTGTGAATATATGTAATTCACCTCCTTCAAATTCTTGTCCTTCTGGATAATATATGCTTCCTATTGTTGGTGTTACTATTTCACCAGTCTTTTTATGCCATGCTTCGTCTTTATCAAAGTGTGGTTCTAAGAAATCATTCCAACCATCTTTATCTCCAGATGGTAATTTAGCTTTCTGAATACCAGTCCAATATTCAAATCCATCAATAATATATGTTTCTGAGATAGGGCAATTTTCACCCCAAGCATATTGAATTATTTTCTTTGCTGTACTATCTGCAATTGACATAGGTGTATTCCACCAGCCACTATACCACTTGAATACACCAGGGTCTTTAAATAATACTGTTTTGTTTTTTTGAATCTCTAATAAAAGATCCTTGTCTTTAATAAAATCGTCGAAAATTGCTATCATTGGAATGGGTTTATTATTATTTTAAAAGCCTCTTTGCCAGGCTCATTGTTTGTTTGTTCACATAAACCCATAGTAACTAATTCTTCTGCAGACTTTAATATTTTATCGTGGTCTGATTCTGGGAATCTATATGTTTTTAGTGCATGGAAAGTAAAACTACCTTTATATCTTTCTGGATTTCGGTTGCTTAATTTTACCTCAGCTTGTAGAACATCTAATGCTGTAGGATAATCTGGCAGATCCTTTTCTATTCCTAAAATATATTTTATTGGTAGTTTATTTTTATTAAGATTCATCTTCCATTGATTCTAATAATTCATCTACATTAAGATCTCTATGTTCCGTATTATAGTTAAATATCGGATGGATAATCTTTTCTATCTTCTGTAATATTTCTTGTGTAAATACTTTATCACTAAAGAATTCATTATTAGGTACAACTTCGTCTAAGTGTTTGCAAATCCAACCTCTTGCAGTAGCCTTTGGAGTCTTAACTCCCTTTTCAATACTACCTTTTGCAATTCCAATATCTTCCCAGTCAATATATTGTTCTAGGCCAACGTATCTGTTCATACCTTCAGTAAAATGTAGGTGGAACTTAATTGGACTTGGTTTTGCAAATCTATTTTTGTTTGGTTTTGCCGTTACAATAATACCAGTCTTTTCACCGCCTTCTTTAAGTTGAGCTTTACCTAAGAATAAAACAATAGATGCTGCGTATTCTGGTCCAGTTCCTCCACCAGCAACTGCTTGTGAAATAAATGACTGTGTTTGGTATGTGTGGTTAGTAAAGATAAATGGTATTTTTAAATCAGCTAGGGGAGTCATGATAATTCTAAAGATAGACTTTAAGATTTTAGCTCTTGTCATATCTGATTTTTCACTTCCTGTTTTAGCATCTTCAATTTCTTTTGCAGTTGCTAAGTTACCAGCTGAATCTAAGATAATCATTATCTTTGGAGTATCTCCTCCGGCTCTTTTTACCTCTTGCATTTTAGAAGTAATTGTAGTTACAGATTGACGAAAGTCTTGTACTGTATTACATGGTTGGTAGTTTACTTTATTAGTATCGATACCAAACTTCTTCATTAATTCTCTATCAACTGCTGCTTCTGAGTCATAGAAAATAACGCTATATCCCATATCAATTGCACGAGCAATAGAGTTTAGGATTAAATATGTCTTTCCTGTTCCTGATGGTCCTGCGATCGAACAAGATCTATTGTTTGGCCATCCATTAAATAAAGATCCACTTACACATGCGTTAAGGTGATAATTACCAGTATCAATCCATTCAGTAACTTCACTGAATGTACTATTTTCCATAACGGATCCTAGTGGATTAATGTCTGCTAATTCTTTATTAATGTCGTCAAAACTAAATGATTTCTTCTTTGCCATTATATTCTTTTATGTTTATTATTATATGAGGAAACGCCGGATTGTTTAGAGTATGGTTGAGCCTTCTCCAAATTCCGCCTTTTCCTTTGCTCTAAGTGTATTGAGCTCTTCAGTTAGATTATGAGCTCTTCTCTCTAAATCTCTAATTGAATCTTGTACATCTGCAAGTCCATGTAAAATTCTTTGATATTCTCTTACATAAACTTGTTGACTTTCTGGTAGATCTTCTATATTAATTTTGTTTCCCATTAGTCGTACCCTAGTATTACATCATCCCTAGAATCTTCATCAAAAATATTTAATTGATTTGGGTTTTTTACATTTTTTCTCTGTTCCCAGTAAACTTGCCTTACATTTTTACCAAGTTCTTGATCGTTAGGATATTGTTCTACTAGGTCCATGATTTGTTTAAAATTGCTAATTGGTTTGTCCATGTTGTTTATTTTAAAATAATGCCGAAGCGTAAATTAAGTTAGTATCTAAAGTCTGAAGTCCTGTTGCAATTAATACTCTATTAAGAGGATCGATCATACACTTTTCAAATTGAGTATCGTAATCTACTTGTGGAGCAATTTCATAGGGATGCTCGTTAGGCATATATGCGTAAACTTCTGATATTGGTGTTTTACAATTGTAAATCTTTAGCTTTTCACCATTACCAATTACTTTATATTTGTTTTTATATTTTGAGTTGTTATTTAATAAGTAGTTATAGTAGCCGGCAGCCTTTACATTTGCTGGACATTTAAGACCTACTTGGAATTCAATTTGATCGTCGACAATATACTTATCAATATTGTTAGTTCTACGATTAAATGAAATATCATCTATATTAGCTAGTTGAAATTCTTTCTTTGAAGTTTTCATAAACTGAACTAGTTGTTCTAGTTCACTTGGTCCAGGTGACGATTTACACGAAAACAGAATCCTAAGTGCTTCTACTAATTTCTCTCTAGCAAACTTTGGAGTTGAAGATTGTATTGTATCAAATCCAATTGTCTTTACCTTCTTTAATGATGGGTGTCTATCTGTAACTTCTAGTTTATCATCCCATGCAATGTTTTGAATATACTTTTTCTTAGACATCCAAATACCATTATATGCTAATGATTCTAATTCAAAGAATAAGAAGTTATCTGTATTTCTAACAGCTGCATATTTTGCCATCGTGGCAGTAATATAATCCTTAAGTCTAAAAGCATAAAATGCTAAAATAAATTCATCAATAGGTAAAGCGGTTTCTTCATCTGGCCAAATAATAGATTCATAAAGATCTTGGAACTGTACGTAACAAGAATCTGTATCAATATAAATTACTGCAGGCTTTTCAATCTTACCCTTTACTTTAATATTGAATCGCTCATGAACTTTAGTATCTTTGTGCCAAAACTCATTTACGTACTTATTAAGAATTGCTTCAGAATATAGAATAGCGTCTTTACCTTGTTTTGTAATAGATTCTGCAATATCAATATTGAAGAAGTGGAACCATTTGTTACCGAAGGCACCGTAGATAGAGTTAAGAGTTAATTTAACTGCTTGTTCATAAGCGGTAAATTTAGCAGATAGCTGCTTGTAATGTTTTACAAGCAGCTCTGCCTCTTCTCTACTAAGTTGATCGATTGGTTTCTCAGTAAGTGACTCTACATTCATTTATTAAGCAGTTTGACAAGTTGAAACTGTTAATAGTGTTTGAGATTCAGTAGATTGGAATACAATCTTTCCATCTGAAATATGTACTTTTTGTTCTTCTCTATCTAAAAGATTTAAATACTTCTTATAGACAGTTACTTCTCCAGCTCCATTTGATTCTGGATTAATAGTTGCGTTAAATGATTTACCACTAACACTAACTCCAGTTCCATTAGCTTTTACGCTGAATGTTTCTTCTTTATCAAGTCCGAATAAGTTTTTTACTTTACCGATGGTATGTGTGTCCATGTTAAAGCTAAACTTTGTTTCGTCGATAGCAAAGATAACTGCTTGTTGTTCTGGTGTTAAATCTTTAAATCCTAGTGAAGGCTCTGAACAAGATAATTTAATTTCTAATTCGTCATTAAACATTCTCAATGAAGATGCGATTAATTCGCCTTCTTGTTCAATGAATTCTAATTCACCTTTAATAGCGTCAGCATCAAAATGCTTAATAGCTTCAATTACCTTTGCTCCCTCAAAGAAAGCAACCTTCATTTCTAGGTCGGTATCAGGCCATTCGCTGATTTGGAAAATCTTATCACATTCAACAGCATGTGATTTTACAGCATCTCTTTGTGGGAGATATACTGCAGAAGTTATTTGTCCATTTTTAATTTTCATGTAGACAAATGAGTCAATTAGTTTAACTCGGTTAATAAAACCGGTTAAAGCGTGTTGGTCAATTCGATCAATTTGTAGTTTCATCTAAATATATTTTTGTTTGATAGTTATACTTGTTTTTACTAGTTAGTTTCAATAAAAAAGCCCAGGATCCTAGAAACCTGGGCAATTTAAACCAAATTAGATTTAGCTTAGAATTTTAAGCCGAATCCAATTTGAAGGTTAGTTGTTTCAGCTCCTAAATCGT